TGGATTGGATGAAGGACATTCAACTTGGTCTAAGCCTATTAACCAAACTCCGAAATGGATTGTCTGATGTATGTGCAAATGCAAGGGGTAAATCTAGCCCCTAAAGTAAAAGAACTTGAAATGCGTCTTGAAATGTTGGAAAATGTGGTAAAAGCATTACAATTGGACAAACCCCGAATGGGTCGCCCTCCAAAGGACAAACATGGCACAGAACGAACTGAAATCAATCCTACAAGCAGAGATTGATGATGCTATTGGATTTATTGAAAGTGAAACTGTTGAACAGCGCAAACTGGCTCTGGAAGCGTATCTCAGACAGCCCTATGGTAATGAGGTTGAGGGTAAGTCTCAAATCGTTACAGGAGAAGTGGCAGAAGCGATAGATGGTGCGCTGCCTTCCCTAGTCCGTATCTTTACAGGCTCAGACAATATCGTAGTCTTTGAGCCACAAGGCCCGAGGGATGAAGCCTCCGCAAAACAGGCGACAGACTACTGCAATTGGGTATTCTCACGAGATAACGAAGGCGTAGCCATTCTGCATGATTGGTTTAAGGATGCACTCTTACAAAAGAACGGCATCCTAAAAGCGTATTGGGAAGACAAAGAAGACATTACCAAAGAGCGTTACTTTGACTTATCTAACGATGAGTTAGCGATGCTGATGAGTGATGAGACTATGGAGATTGTCGAGCAAGATACGACAGAGTTCCCAATATATGACCCAATGGGACAGCCAGTTATAGACCCTATGGGTATGCCTGTGATGGGTTCTACGCATAACGTAGTTGTCCAACAAAAGAAAAAGTCAGGCAAAGTAACAATTGAGAATGTTCCTCCAGAGGAGTTCTTGATTAGCAAGAAGGCTAGAACTATTGCTGATAGCCCATTTGTAGCCCACAGGCAGATGTTGACTCGTAGCACCTTGGTTGCTATGGGCTTTAACAAGAAGCAGATTGAAGGCTTGCAGATGGGTGATGCTTTAGCGTACACACCAGAGCGTGTGGCTCGTTATGCAGCAGGTGAGCAACCTTACCAAACACAGACTGATGACCCTTCAATGCAAGAGATTGAAGTCTTTGAGTGCTATGTCAAAACTGATATAGATGGCAAAGGCATTGCTTCATTGGTTCAAGTGTTCTACGCTTCTAATGAAATCCTAGAGGATGCCAAGGGTAAGGAGATGGTTGAGGAAGTTGACTATGTTCCTTTTCACTCAATCTGTCCTATACCAATCCCACACAAGTTCTTTGGTAACTCGTTGGCTGACAGAACAGTTGACCTACAGTTAATCAAGACCACTATTACTCGTCAGATGTTGGATAACTTATATCTGACAAACAATGCTCGTGTGGTTGCGGTTGAAGGTCAAGTAAACCTTGATGACTTGCTTACATCTACAGCAGGTGGTGTTATTCGTGCCAAGTCTCCTAATGCTGTCCAACAGTTAGTTGTTCAGAACGTGGCTAATCAGGCTTTTCCAATGCTTCAATACTTGGACACAATCCAATCTAAGCGTACAGGCGTGTCTGATGCCTCACAAGGGTTAGACCCCTCTGTATTACAGAACGTGACTGCTGCTGCGGTTGCTTCTATGCAACAAGCTGGCGCAGGTAAGATTGAACTGATGGCTCGAATCTTTGCTGAGACAGGTGTTAAGTCATTGTTCAAGGGCATACTACATTTGTTATGTAAGTACCAAGACAAGGCTCGTGTAGTGCGTATGCGTGGTGAATTCGTAGAGTTTGACCCTAGAACATGGGCTAACCAATACGATGTTTCTATTAACGTAGGTCTAGGTGCTGGAAACCGACAAGAGCAGATGGCTATGTTGTCGATGGTTCTTGCTAAACAAGAGCAGTTGATTGGGCAGTATGGGCTTGCTAATCCTTACGTTTCACCTGCTCAGTATCGTGGCACATTGGGACGCATGGTAGAGATTGCTGGCTTTAAGGATAGTGCTGAGTTCTACAAAGCGATTACCCCAGAGCAAGACCAAGCGTTGAGTAATCCTCCTCCACAGCAACAGCAGATGCCTCCAGAGGTTCAAGCATTGATGGCTAGGACTCAAGCTGAAATACAGGCTAACCAAGCAAAAGCACAGGCTGATATGCAGATGCAACAACAGCAGATGCAGATTGACATGGAGATGGCGCAACAGAAGGCTGGACTTGAGATGCAATTGTTGCGTGAGAAGGAAGGTGCTAAGTTGCAATTAGAGCGTGAGAAACAACAGGCTTACTTTGCACTGAAGCAACAAGAGTTTGAAGCAGAAGCCCAATTGAAAGCAATGAAGATTGGTGCTGGCATTACATCTAACGTAGAGATTAGAGGTTAATCATGGCAGTTTCTGATGCAATGCGCTACAGGTTGAACACAGGTGGTTCTGCTGAAGACCTTTATGCAACCATCCGTGATTTTCTTGCTTCTAGTCCTGATGCTAATGCAACTCAGGCTGCTATGCGTCAGTATGGAATCTCTGGTGAAGACGTAGCTAACGCAACTGGTGGAACTTCTGGTGGTTTGCTGAGTGGAAACATTCTGTCTGGTGCTAGTTGGAACAGTTTAAATCCTACCCTTGCTGCTGAACTAACAGAGGCTACAGGTCAGGCAACATCTAACTATGCTGTAGGCGGTGCAACAACTTCTGACACTCTTAATCAGCTAAATACTTACCTAGCAGGTGGTGGTCAGTTTGACCCTAACGCTACTGTATTCTTGCAAACAGGTGGAGTTGATTTTCTGCAAGGTGTAGATAAAGGAACTATCAAAGACAACATAAACCAGATTGTTAAAACTTTGGGTGACCAAGGTGTTAATGTTGTCCTTACTGGTTCTCCTTATGCTGCATCTATCAACGATGTGGTTACAAACAACTTTGACCCTAAAGTTGACCCATTGTTTAACGAGATTGCTAAAGAAAACAAGAATGTTGCTTTGGTAGGTACTCAGGGTGAGATTCTGCAAAACAAGAAGTTGTTAGTGGATGCTTTACACACTAATGCTGAAGGCACAGCAATCTATAATCAATCGGTTATTGATGCTATGTCTCAGTTTAAGAATGATGTTCCATCTAGTACACCAGAGGCAATTCAACAAGTACAAACGTCTAACGTAGTTGCGACTACACCTGCACAGATTACACAGATAGCACAGACAGGACAATCTATGGCTACAAATCCAACAGTACAACAGTTAATTGCTTCTGGCGCATTGCAACCAAACCAAGCAACACTAATTGGTGATACTTACTACCAACCTATTTACACTCAAATTGGCTCTGGAGAGGATGCACAGCTAGGCCCACTTGAAAATGTCATTACATACAAAGCTAGTGATAATCAGGCAGGTGGAGATATCAATTATTTTTCACCTACAGGTGAATTCCAGCAAACTACAAAACAACAAGAAGTTGCAGGTTCATTTTTAGGTGGTCTAGCTGAAGCGTTTAATGACCCTGTTGTTCAAGCAGCTTTCTTGGGTCTAGGTGGCGGTGGTGCTTTAGGTAACGCTTTAGGTCTTACAGGCTCTACAGCACAAGCAGTTGGTACAGGTCTATTTAAAGGCGGTGCTGCTGCTGCTGGTGGCGCAGATTTAGAAGACGCATTAAAACTTGGCTTACTTAGCGGTGGCTTAGTTTATGGTGGCTCTGAACTTGCTAAAACTTTAAATACGGCAGGTGGTGCAGTATTGGGTGATGCTAGTGATATTGCAATGCAAATGGCAGATGCTGGTTCTTCATTGTCAGAAATTGAGACTACATTAACAAATAGTGGATTTAGCGCAGATGTTGTTACAGAATCTTTAAAAGATGCTGCTAATGCATTAGCACCAAAAGCTATAAATATTCCATCTAATGTTTCTGGATTGACAGATGCAGTAAATGTTGTTGGTCAATCTGTTACACCATCATTAAGTAATGTATTAAGCACTATTGCCGCTGTTGCGCCAGTAGCTGTATCTACTCCAGTTACTGATGGCGGTACAGTTAAAGTTACTGCGCCAAGTACGCAGATGACTACTCAACAAGCAGTAGATTTAATTAACAGTCAGATTGCGGCTAATGTAACTACACCAGCAAACTTGGCTAATGTTCAAGTAACCGCACCAAAAACAACAACAACACAAGACGTAATTAACACTATTGCAGCTACATTGCCAGCATTGACTACTGGAACAAATACACCAGTAAAGACAACAACACCTGAGATAGCAACACAAACAATTACTGCTAAAACACCGCCAAAAATTGGCGATGCTTTGGCGGCAATTACAACAATTCCTTCTACATTAACAACTACACCAGTAACCTCAACAACTACAACAACTGCTGATAAAACCAAAGAAACAGACCCATTACGAGTGGCTCAATTAGCGTTGGCTGCTGCTGGTTTGCTTGGCGCAGGTAGTGCTTTGTCTAATACTGGAACTGGTACTCAATTCCCAATTGTTCCTATTCCTGATACTTTCTTAACACCTAAAGCACCTACTGTTGCGCCATTTACACCTTTGCCTCCGATTAACTTTGGAGATAGAAACCTGTTAATTGGTACTCAATGGGAGAAGTTCCTAGACCCTAACTATGGCAAAGTACCAGCACCTGTCCAATACTCACAGCCTTCAAGCCTGAGTTACAACGATTTGATGGGAATCTTGGGTAGTAGGCAAGGTATGCCTCCTGCAAGCAGTCTAAGTATTAACGACATTATTTCTGGAATACAAAACCAATATGGACAAGCACCTGTTAGCACAATGGGCTAAAAACCTGTTAAATGATGACTTTTTCAAAGAAGTCATAGATAACTTGAAAAAACAGCAGATTAGTGTGATAATTAACACAAGTGCAGAAGAATCTGATAGGCGTGAAGACGCTTACAGGCACATTAAGACTATTGAACTGATTACAGGACACCTAGAAGGCTTGGCCTCGGAAACTGTGATTAAAGAGAAGAAGTGGAAAATTCTGTAGCCTAAAAGCTACCCTCCGTCCAGAAGGTTTCTGGCGATTATTGAGATGACAAATGGAAAACACCAACCCTCAAGGGAGTGAAAGCCTAGATGTAAACCAAGCCGCTTCAGCGTTTGAAGGCATGATGGG